TAAGGACTGGCTCGAATTCGTCGTCGACCTCGGAACGAAATGTATGGAACGTCATCCCGGTTGGCGTCGTTTTCTCATCGATTTGTTCGAGGTTGCTTGGCTCGGAGCCGATCTCTTCCCGACACTCTCGAAGCGCTGCGTCAACAGGAGTTTCACCCGCATCACCTTTACCGCCAGGTAGCGACCAGTGGCCGCCATAGTTTGGCTCGGTATTGGAACGTTTGAGAAGCAAGACTCGGCCCGTGGGGGCAACGTGGACGACGCCGGAGGCTATTCGGGGAGCATTGTTGGCCGAGACAAACTCTTTCCCGACCTTCTCGGGAGTGCCGAGTGTCGACTTACCCTCTGCCGCCGCAAACATCGCCTTGCTCTGTTTTTCGGAGACCAGAGGGTCAAACGCCATTGCCTTGGACCAATCCTTGGCGATCGACTTCCAGCAATCGGCGGCGAGTGCGGTCATTTCGTCAACCTCGATCGTCTAGTCCAGGGATAACCGGCTTCCAGAAGCATTTGCAGCCGGGCTCTGTGCCAGGCAGTATCTTTTTGCCGAGGGCGGGGTCGAGCCATCCCTCATCGAGGCGAAAGCGCACCTTGTCGCGTCCGGCCTGAACATGAGTCGGGCGGGGATGGTTACCGCCTCCGCTATGGCACCAGATGCCTTCTTTGATGCCCGACTCCAACTGACGGACCTTCGTAAGGTCTGCCGTGGTCTTGGAATTCTGGTCCTTTGCGATAAAGGCCGCTCGCCTCCGTGTGATACCAAACTCTTTCTGGAGGTCATCCGTCAGGCTCTTGAGATCCCGTCCCGCAGCCACGGAGCGCATCACGGCTCCCTCAACCTTGTCGAGGTATTGGCTAGGAATGGACTTGATCAGCGCCACGTTCCCTTGGACAATTGCGCCCATCACATCGCGTTGCGCCCTTGTGGGCTCAAATTTGACCGCGTAGCCGCCTTCCTTCAAGATACGGCGCAGTACCTCGTCGGAACGCTTACCGGCCTCTGCGGCGAAGTATGAGGCTAAATCGTCGGATGCCTTATCGAAGCGCCGGAGCCACCGGCGACGAAGCTTGGCGATCTCCACCCGCAACGCAGCCGAGGAAAGCATCTCATCTTGGGCAATGGCCGGAGGAGACGCCCGATACGTGGCACGGAGCCAATGCAGGAGCGACCGCCCCATCTCGTCGACCAGGATAAGCAGGCGGCGACGGTACGCAGCCTCAACCGCAGCAGATGACTGCACACCCCTCGCCGTAGAGGCGCGAGTCTTCTTGCCTTGGTCTGGCATGCTCGCACCTCATTGGTCGGGTGGATTACCGTCGCACGAGGAGCACGGCGGCACGTACATTATTTGAGCGGCCTCAGGCGGTTGCGAAAAGCGATCCAGTTTGGAGATCAACGTCGCTAGTTTTGATCGACGGATCATACTCATCGAAGGTCGTGTATTTCCAAAAGCGCCCATTGACCCAACGCTGGACCCTCTTAAGCAACCGTTCGGTCCAGTCGAACCTGACGTGTGGCTTTTTTTCCAATGCGTTCAGCTTCATAAATGGCTGGGCATAGGGCTCCCCGCCCCAGTCAATCACCTGTCGAATTCGCTCCATGCAGTCGCCAAACGGTTCGTTTCCGATTAGCGTGTAAACCTGCTTCTTGCGTGGTGAGACGGCCTTCAGCATGCGCATGACGCGCTCGACATGAATACCGTCGGCTTGGTCATCATACGCAAAACGCCACGGGCCCTTGTTAATCGGGCGCCACCTTGCCCAGACCTCGTCATCAAAGGTTCTGGGCTCAAATCCACTATTGGCGTCAATCAGCGGCACGCCTGTCGCTACATATCGGCTGACGATGTGGTCTTGGTAGTCCGCCGGAAGCGCCGAAAGGTTATTGTCACAGAGCACCGGCCGGACCGGGAAATCCGGAAGAAGGGTGAAGTTCTTCCCCTCCATCTTCGGCACAATGCAGAACCAGCACCCGACGGGGCATCCCCGACTGGCGATCGTCGCCAAGGGATTGTGGCGCCAGACTGCATCAGGATAGTCGCCACCAATCTCTGCGACATCGGCGAGATAGTGCTTGCGGGTGAAGATCCCAGGTCCGCCGGCACGGACACGAAGTCCCATCTGGCGATGCCATATCGCACGCTGGTATGCGTCGTTGAGCCGCCAGGTGAACGCGATGCTCAAATAGGCCGTATCGCCTTCTACCCACTCAGCCAAGCCATTGACCCATCGATTTTTCACATCTGCCATTGAGCCGGCCCCGACTACGACAACCGAAAAAACGCTTATAAACGCCATCGTTTATTGACGCAAGATCGCGCAACCGTTTATTCAGACCTCGGGCAGAGACTTGGTTAACGAAACCTGCCGGAGATGAATGCCGCTATGGGCCGCCCGCCACTCCACATGGATGCCACGACAGTGCGCTTTCCCAAGGAAACGCTCGACAAGATCGACGCCCTGGTTGGCGAGAAGGGCCGCGCCAAGTTCATTCGAGAAGCGGTCGAGGCCCGTCTGCTCTACATGGAGAGGCTTCAGGATCTCGACCGCGACAGGCCATAAACGATGGCGTTTATCACGTACATTAGTTGGAAGGGGTGATCAGGCGATCAGGGTCATTTCAAGGTAGGTGACCTTGATCGTTGCCGTCGCCGATCCGGCGCCCCCCGACGCGTCAAAGGAGGCCAAGACGGCCAGCTCCATCACGCCACCACCCGTTACAAAATCAGCGGGGAGTTGTACAGGATCAATTGGCAGGAACAAATTCTTCGTCGGCCAGTCCGCGTCCAGGGGCAAAACGTTGTTAGGATCGGCACCCGATACGCCGACCCACACGAACATCGCCGTGCTTCCGCTAATCTGCAACGACAACCCGACGCTTTCCATGTTAGCGATATTGGCCAATTCCAGACCGATTTTAACACCGACCTTGCGGCCTGCGTCCACGTCGGCTTGACGGATGCCGTGCAGACGGTAAATACCCGTATTGATGGTCCATTTCCATGTCTCGAGTGCGGTACCGGAGCCGAGCGAAAAGGCAAACTGCGGCGCCGTTCCCTGACGGCCGCCGGTACGGCTGGCCTTGGTAATTGTCACGGTCCCAGCTGCTGATCCGGAAGTCCGTCCGATGGTCGTGCCGAGTGGCGGGGTGCCCGTATAGACGATCCCGGTAGCGGCCGTCGCCGCGCCCCCTAGGTCGACATTGCCGACCGAGATGCCCGAGGGACGACGATATGACCATGTCACGGTGCCGTCGCCACTAAAGTTTGTGGTGCCGGTCGGGCCGCCAGATGAGCCCGTCGTGCCTGCCACTAAGCAAGTCCAGACACCCCCGCCCGCCGTGCATGTATCCCCGAGAGAGACGGCTGTGAGTGACGTCCACGGGCGGGGATCCAACAGATTTCCACGCGGGTTGTCTGTCTTATGGTACCCGCCTGAAACAGGAGCCTTGACTGTAGGTGCGGCCAGCGCGGGGCCGACAAACTGCTGCATGGCCTCCCATATTGGCCGAGCTTTTCCAAATCCGCCAAGTGCCGACGGATGGGTTCCGTCGGGGATTACAACCGAGCCGGAGGCGCCGGTTACTCCCCCAACCGGCGCGTAGACGGCCGAGGTCATATTTTGCCAATATGGCGCACCATCGGCACAAACAATTCTACGTAAATCCGTATTGTTGGCCCACGTTTCACCAGCACAAAATGCCCGTGTGAATTGATTAAGCAGGGCGATAGTCGCCGCTTGCGAAGCCGCAAGCCCGGCCTTCGGGTCCGTGGTCTCAGCGATTACTATTTTCCCTCCGGCAACCAGCCGACGATAAATCTCAGCTTTCACCGGAATAATCTGTGCGGCGGTGTACCCGAGCGATACGCTATTGATATCACCGCCAACAACAATAATTGGTACCGGAGAAGCTAAAACATCATCAATACGGGCTAGCATACCCTCCGTAGTGTCTCCACCCGATCCGAAAGAACCAGTACCACCAAAGATAGGACCAAGAACGGCCCCGGTACCCCCTCCAGCATCCGAAAGTACTGGCGCGTTAACCCCATATCCCGGATCTGTCACATGCGCGGCGATAATCACGCCGCCGGACACGTCGAGAGAAATGGCGGCACCAACGGGAGAGATATACGTCGGATTTACATACCCAGACCCCCCGTTTATGATCTCTACCTTCAATAATCCCGAAATCGTACCTTTATATCCATCCTCCAAACTATGTCGCACACGCCCATTGGAGAATAGTTCTACCCAAGTTTGCCACGCCGTAGGCCGTTTGATTGCCTGCGTGTAAAGTATGCTCCACACAACCGTGCCATCAGTCGGTGTGGTACCCGATAAAGGCGCGGTCGATGCCGAAGACGTGCCCGCCGTTGAACAGCGATAGGCATTGCCGCCGCTCTTTCGCACGTTGCCGACCACATAGGTGGTTGATGGCTGGCGATCTAGCAGTGGCAGCGCCGTTGGAACACGTTCCGGCTGATAATAGTTTTGAGCGTCGATGCTCGTACCAAAGCCAATGAACGACGGGGCTCCCTGAGCACCACAGATACCAAGGCCACTCAGTATAGCGAGGGCATCGTCTGGTATATCTGAGTAGAGATATCTATTCATGATCACACCTGCTTAATGACCGGAGTGGACGAGGACGCCGTTGATCCAATGCGGATTACGCGAAATGACGAAGGAGACCCAAGCGCAATCGCGAGGTATCCAGACGGCGCGTCAAGTACCCCCGTGCTTAGGGCGCACGTGCGGAGTAATGGTTGCATGGCGCCCTCCTTAAGCGGCTATGCCGACGAGATCGGCCGTGATGGTTGCTGCGCTGGCGGGGGTAAACGCTGTCTTGACCTCCGGTACGAGCCACACGCTCGTGGAGGTGCCATCCGGGCTCACGAAGTGGAGATCTGAGGTCCCCGATGCCGGTAGGCCTTGGCCGACCGCCTTAGCCGCCAGCCAGGTGTCGACCGTAACATCGATGTAGCCGAGACGATTGCCCGTGCAGCCGATCGCACCGACACCGGCTACGGACAGCGCGGCGGCGCCATTGTCCCCCACGCCGTAGGTTGGCAGCGCATCGAACACGTGGAACCGAATAGTCGTTGATGCCGGGAAGGCCGTGTTGCTGGTAGAGAAGTCCAGTCCACGAATGAGCGCTTCCTTGACGCCGAGATCAATCACGATGGGCGTCACGCTACCCGCCGTCTCGTTATTCGCGATGAGGTCCCCAACCAAATAGGCCGTCGTCGTCGCGGGGCGAGTAAAGGACGCCGAAGCACGCAGGATTTGCCCCTTGACTGCGAGGGGGTTGCTTCCGTCGATCGAGATGCCCGTTGGGTCAACAAGAATGGCCCCGTGTGTGGGGGAAACCATCCCGCTCGCCCACTCGATCCACATAGCGTTGGTGGTGAGCAGCGTCGACAGAGCTTTTCCAAAGAATCCAGCGGCCATGAGAAGAGCCCTATCTGTTTAGAGGTTGGATTTGGTTAGGCGCCAACGCCACCAAGCGAGCACGTGATTACCGCCGCACTTGTTGGGGTAATGGCGCCCCGAGCCTCAATGAGGCCGTAGATCGTCTTTCCTGCGCCGAGGTCGAAGTGGATGTCTGGGGTCGGCTGTCCGCGCCCCATCGCGCCGTCGGAGCCATAAACATCGAGTGTCGCGTCGATATAGCCAAGATAGCCCGTTGTGGTAGCGAGACCGGCAGTCGAGGCAAACACGGGCATATTGTCTCCACCTGACGTCGTGGGCGCTTGCGACCAGAGGTGAAGGCGGAAGGATGCACCCGCAGCGATCGCCGCCTGTGAGGTCGCAATGGTCGCCGAGCGGATTAGACCCTGGGTGGTTCCCATCGCGAAAGACAACGGGACAACAGAGCCGGCCGTCGTTGAGTTGGCGACCAGATCGCCCGATGCGTAGGCGGTGGTATCTGATGGGCGGGTGAAGTTCGCCGACGGCGTGAACACATCGCCATGGACGGGGATGGGGGCGCCCTCATTCCCTCCCCAGATAGTAACTGGCGTTGATACAGCGGGATGGAGGCCGACGTCCACGCCGACGTGGAGATCGCCTGAAGCAGCTACGGTCATAGGTGAAACTCCCTCAGAGCATGGTCATGAGGCGCTTCAGCCAGCCGTGATGTTCCGCGAGGGCGGCTTCGAGTCCCTCAACACGGGCGAGGGCGGCGGCGAGTTCATCGCTGAAGGCCTTCGTCGCTTCGTCGAGTTGCGCCTTCACCTCGGCTACCGTTGGCTCAGCGGCAATGGTCTCTACAGGGGCTGCGGTCTCTTCGACGGCAACGATGGCTTCGGCCTCAACCGGAGCAGGAGCCTCCGTGGCGGCAACGGCGGGTTCTTCGGTGGCAACCGTATCGGCGGAGACGACAGGCGCCTCTGTGGCTTCTACGGCGACGTCTGGTTTCACCTCTTCATCGGACATTTCGCATTCCTTCTCGGTTTAAGGCTTGAGCGCTTCCTTGATCCCATCGGCAAATGCCGCATCGGCATCGGTTGAAGCGCCAGATCCGTCATCAGTCGGAGCGAAGACCTTCCGCATTGCATCGGCGAAGTCGTCGTCGTTCGTTTCGGCGTTGGTTGTGTCTAGGCCGGGGTATGGCGAGGAAGGATCGGCAGCGATGCGCGCCCTACTCTCGGCGGGGGAGAGAACGCCCGCGTCGATATAGGCGATGTCGGTATCGGCCTGCGTCTTACGAAGCTCGGCAAGCTCTTGCTCGTTCATTTCCTCAAGCGGGGCGAACTCGAAGAAAATCTCCGGGTCGACCTCGCCAAAGAGCGAAAGCTGGATGAGCCCGTTGAGCTTGTGGAGGTTGTCGCCGAAGACAATCTCTTGCTGTGCGTGGATCTCATCGCCGAAGACGGCAAGCTCGGAATCGCCCGAGGCGTTGAGGCCTGATGGCGAGATCCCCGTGAACTTGACTAGCGGGATGCGGCTCACCGAGCATTGCTGCTCTTGCGCCTGGGCCTGGAGCTTGTCGAGGCTACCGAGTGGAGTCGAGACGTTGACGAAGTCCTCAACCTCGTTGTCGAGGAGCATGACGCCCTGATTGTCGCGATTGGCAGCAAACAATGCCGCGCGCTTTAACACGGAGGCATCACTACCGCCGGCCAAGACGTCGGCCATATTGGTCTTCAGGACGCTTGTCGAGAAGTTGCGAACCAGATCGGCGACCGATTGCCGAGTCCTCAACCAATTGTCGACGTAGGGCTTGGCGATCTGCGACAGCGACAGCCCGCCAAACGCATAGGCAGGCTTGAGAATGTCGGGGACTTCCCTTGCAACGAAGGTCAGGAGGCGAGAGGCGTGAACGCGCCTGCCCATGACGTACCAGGCCTGGGGCTCATACCAGTCGTCTTTGAGGGGGTCGGAGGCGCCGAACTCTGCCGGGAAGGTCCAGATAGGCTCGATCAGGCGAAGCTTCTTGATCCTGCGGTTTTTGACCTTTGCGAGGCTGGCATCATCCCAGCCGTCGCCGATCGAGGTTTCTAGCTCTTTGGTGCCCGGCTGGTCTGGATCATCCCCGTAGTCGATGAACAGATGGCCACGACCGAAGAACCCGTCTTTTTCCTCTGCCGTCCGGAATAGATCACGAACCTTGAGGCGACGGAACTCCTTCTCGATCTTGGAGATCTGGGCTTGCTTGTTGTCGTCCTGCGAGGAGGCTTTAAAGCCGCCCCACTTGCGAGTCATTTCCTTCGCGATGGTTTCGGTCATGATCCGGTACTCGGAGCGCTGCGACAACTCGGCGAGGTAGGGGTAACCCATGAAGGTTAGGCCCTCGGCCGCCATAGCCGAAAAGCCCTGCTGAGCCCACGCCATGGGCGGGGTTGACAGGGCGTCGTCCATGGCCATCCCGTCACCGGGAATGACGCCAGGAGCCGGCTTATAGGCCGCAAACACCATCTCCGCCGGAACGGTTCCCGGGGACGGCGTCTTCTTCGGAAAATAGAGGTCATCCGAGATCTTCATCGGCTTGCGCTCTGGCGACTCTGCCGGAGCTTCAACCGGGGTTGTAATCGCCGGAGTCGTTGTCCAGAGTTTGGAAAGCCAGCCCATGGTCAACGAATCCTCATCGCATTAGCGTGGTCAATCGACGACTGCGCGATAACCATCGGAGCGCGGCCTTCGACAAATGTGAGCATCAACGCATCGGCATAGTCTGGGCTATTGATGCCACGACGCTTCAGTTCTTCTTTTTTCTCGATGACGATTTTGCCCTTTTCGTTCCGGAACCACTTCACCAGAGACATCTCAAGGCAAAGTTGATCGGAATCTTTATCGCCATGGGGGAGGGACAAGAGATCCGTTACTGAATGCTCTTGGCCGCCATCTTTCCCTTCTAGCCATAGAACGTGCTCATGCGTTCTCTGCGCCGACGTACGGCAGAGCCACCAGATTTCCGCCTTTTTATTTCCGAACATCTCAGCGGAAGTGCGGCCATCCGGCCACTTGCGGCGTTCGTCTGGTGGGTTTCCTGTATTGATTGCGGCGACACGGAGCCCGCTTACCGGGTTTTTCATCAGCGTAGACGAAACGCCCGCACCAACACCAGGCGCGTCAAAGTTGAGTATCGAGCAACCGGCATTGGTAGCGCACTCTAGCCCCCAATATGCGGTGTCTGTCGTGTCAGGCTCTCCCCTTGACGAGGGATGGCCAACAACAGGACCGTTCCTTGGGATGGCTACCGACTTAGCTTTACCAGCCCCAACGTCCAGGCCGAGAATACCCCGTCCAGACGCTTGAAGCCTGGACTCCAATGCCGCGACACGCTTGCAACTCTCAACCCAGACGGCAGGGATGCAAATTCCCTCTACCGAAGCGGTGTAGTCGATGTCGTACTCGCTTGCCCATGACGTAGGATCGGAGAACGACGCCTGCTTAGCTTTGGCCCATTCTTCGGTCTTGCGAGGATCGTCCCGCCAATGAAGCCTTGCAATCTGGTGTGGCTTCATGATCGAATGGCGCTTGCGGGCAAATAGATTGCCCATGCCGTTGACCGACGAAACCCAGATCACGCAATCTGTATTGCCAGACAGCGCCTTTTCAACAGCGTCGGCGTTGGGAACGAATGCAGCCTCATCGAGCACGTAGAACGTAGAACGGCCACCACGGCCCATATCCTCGCCGCCCTCGCCCGAAATAATAGACCCATTGGAGTGGTTCACGATGCGCATGTAGTTGTCATGCAGCGACCAATTGAACCCCTCGGGGAGCATTTCGGGGGGCAACCGGCGCAACATAATCCGCAGCTTCGCGAAGATGCTGTCGGGGTTGTCCTTCTTGTCGACGTAATCGACTTTTCTAGAGCCGAATGTAGCCTTGAAGCCGGGGTTGAATCGCCACTGATGAAGGGCAAAGCCTGCGGTTAGATAGGTCGCCCCGGTATCCCGGCTCTTCTCCAGCAGCCCCTCTTCGGCCGCGTCCATGCGCGCCTTCAGCCAGAGGATAACCTCTCGCTGCTTGGGCCATAGATTGAACCGGACGTAAGCCCCTCCGGGTTTCCCGACTAGGCGAGGGTCATAGGTGTAGACCCACCTATCGAACCAATAGAGAACATCGTTGGCACAACGGTCTAGCTCGGCTTTCCAACCGCCAGCCTCGGCCACTACGCGCTCACGCTGTTCCCTTTCCGTTGCCTTCTTGGTCTTCGCTTCCAGGAGAGCTAGATATTCCCTCTTCTTCTCCAAGGGGAGATGGCCCAGCACCTGCAATGAGGGTTGCGATGCGGGCATCTATTTCCTCTTCGGAAAGATTGGCATACTCGATCGGGCCGCCGTCTCGCCCCGTGTGCTCCATGGCGACACGATCACCAAACCGCTTGGGCGCAATCTTCGACATAAGCCATTTTCGAGTATCGACCTGAAGACGGGAGCGCTGGACATCAGCCTTGGCGTTATCTGCTATTTCCAGCAAGTCTTCGGAGAGGGCGTCCATCTGGAACTCACGGGCGCGCGTGTATCGCGCATGAAAACCATCGCGGTCGGACGTTGCCCATAGCCTAACTGTGCTCTCGGCCGGCATACCTTCATCTGAGCAGATTTTTCTCAGGCTTTCGCCAGACGCCAAGCGCTCAATAATAATGTCGGCTATGTCCCTAACGAAGATGGTTGGTCTCCCCTTGGGGGCTTGCGATGGACTGTCCATTTTCGCCTGTTCTTGCTTTGCTGTGAGCGTGTAGCCCATCGGCAGTTCCGCGGAGCATATGGACCGTCATTGTCCGTTCGGTCCATAGTGAGCCCTTCACCCGGCTTGGGTCCCATGTCTGCAGCAAACCGCGCGAAATCATTGCGCCACTCATCGCAGACCGTTATGCCTCGTGCGCCATAATAGGGGTATCGGTCACTGTTCACGTCAGAACAGCGGCTTTTCATATTGCACCACGTTTGGTAAAGCGGGTGGCGCTTTTTCTTGTTTGAACTGGCCCCGCCATGCGTGGTGCACGATTGGCGCTGCACCTCAATGTTTAGGCATCCACAACTGCGGCTCCTGCCCTCCTTGAGGTGCTCGCCATGAATGTCTTTGACATTCCCACAATCGCAAACGCAATTCCAATAATGCTTACGCCCGCGCTTGCCGCTATATCCCCTAACGGTTAGCCGCCCGAATTTGCGCCCGGTTAAATCCATGAATTGCGGATTATTGGGGATGGCCTGGATCTCTGGCATTGCGCCTTACCCCTCAATAGGGCTTTCGCTTGGCCCGTCCGCCTCGATCTGGTCCCGCCACCAATGATATTCGTCATCAACCCCGCGCCGATAGGCATCCATCAGGGCCGTGGAGATGGCTTGGCGAGCCCTGGCGGGCGGCTTACCAAGTATCCAGAGCGTAGAGGCTAGATCCCCGGCAATGAGGTCGCAATCGGATGTCGGTGAAGAATGGGGCTTGTCTGTGATGGACATCAGCACCTCCCTCAAGCCATCGGCGATCTTATCGAAGGCGGCCTTGGTCATTTACCGG